GGTTCTACCAATAGCGCAAATGATGGTACTTATTTAATTGATTCAGTATCTAATGGTAATTTATATGTTACTAAAACAACAGCTTTCACTAATTTAGTTAATGGAAGCGGCATTACTTTTGCAGTAATAGATGTCGAAACAGGAATTGCTGTAACTGAAGATGTAAGTGAAGCAACAGACGGTTACTTAGTATCTCTTGGTTCTGGAACTGCAACTTTTGGAAGCTCAATAGTAGTAGATTTCGGAGATCTTGATGGTTATACTGATATACTTACTCGTCGTTTGCTAATTTCTGGTTCAACTACAGGAAATAATGGTTTATACGATATTACTGCTATCAACATTCCAGCCAATACAATAACAATTGCAAAAGCAATCGTTCAAGAATCTGGTTTAAGATTTGAAGTTAAAGATACAGATGATGTAGATAATTACGTTGTAGTAAATAAGAATGTTGTTCCAGATAATCATCAACTAAGAGTAACTTTGATTGATACATTAGAAGCAAGCTTCTATGATGCTGGTTGGATCAATGCTTTAGAATCACTTGAAACAGTTGAATGTGATATCGTTGTACCACTTCCAAAACAAACAATCTCCGTAATATTCCAAAACGCATTGAATCATTGTAAAGCAATGAGCAATATCCGTAACAAGAAGGAAAGAGTATTATTTGCTGGAGCAATCAATGGATTAACAAGTGCCAATGTAATCGGAACAGCCGATGCAGCGGTAGAAGATATTGGTGTTCTAGAAGGTATTCAAGGAGAAACAGTTACTGACATTCTTGCAGGAAACGTTGAAGATTTAGCAAACTACTCAGTATCAGATGCCTTCGGAAATACATTCAGATGTGTATACTTCTACCCTGACCAAATCGTTGTTCAAGCTGGTGCAGAGAACGTCCTAATCGATGGTTTCTATATAGCAGCAGCCGCAGCAGGTTACTTGTCAGCAGATACAAGAGTTGAAAACCCACTAACGAATAAGGTCTTGAGTGGTTTTACTATTCTAAGAAACAGAACGTTCTCAACTTTGACATTGGAACAATTAGCATCAGCAGGTATTTGTACATTACAACCAGTAACTGGTGGTGGTAGAGTTGTATGGGGCATTACAACAACTCAAAGTGGATTCCCAGAGGAACAAGAAATCTCTATTGTATTCATTAGAGATAGAGTAGCAAAGAGCTTGAGAGCAGGCTTCGCAGGATTCATTGGTTTAGCTGAGACCCCAGATACAGGTTCAATATTGAATACTCGTGCTGTAATCTTACTAAACGCCTTAATGTCTCAAGGTTTGATTACAGATTATAGGGATCTATCTGTAGCTAGAGACAGCGCTGATCCTCGTCAATGGAATATCGGAGTAAGAGTACAACCTACCTACCCTGTCAATTTCATTTACATCAAAGTGGGTCTAGGTCAACTATAATTAGGGAGTTTTAAATGGTCTCAAGTCCAAACGCACAGTCTACAGTATCACTAAATACAGGTGTTAACAAAACTAGTACAGCAATTTCAACCAACATTATTATTTTGGTTAACAACATTCCAGTCGGCGCTGTTCAATCATTAGCAATACATGAAAAAAGAAGTGTTAAGATGATCGATGAAGTTGGAACAGACGGTCATATTGACTCTGTTCCAAATCAATCAACTGAAATCTCTGGTACCTGCCAAAGAATAAGGTTTGATAAGTTAAGAATTGCCGAAGCTTTCAGCAGAGGTTTTATTCACGTAGCTTCTCAAGTTTATCCTTTCGACATTGTTATCTTAGATAAACAAAAGAGAGATAGAGGAAGCCAAATCTCTACCGTAATTAAGAACGTATGGATCGAAGGTATTGAGTATACTTATACAGTTCAAGATTGGGTTATCTCTGAAACCATGCAATGGAAAGCTGAAACAATTTTCAGTATCTTGAATGGTGGGTCAAGACCAGGAGCTAGTGGATCATCTTCTGCATCAGTTGCAGTTGGAGGAGAAAGAGCAATTCAACACGCTACATTCGCTATGGGTGATGGTGGAAGCATTGCTAACATTGAACAAGTTACTGATACAGGCGGCAGAAGAGGTTCTCTTGATGCAGCAGGTCTTATCGATCTTGATATGGGTAACCCAAGCTCATACTGATTAATTTAACAGATTAGATTAGCTTAAAAAAGAATTAGCCTACAACTTGATATATTTAAGTTGTAGGTTTATTTATTTTTGGAGGATGAATGGGAAGTTATGATAGTCCACTTGGCAGTAGAAAAGTTACAAGCGCCCCTTTGAGAGAGTTTGATATTCCAGATGAAGCTGAAGAAGATCAAGTAGTAAGAAGAACAACTAGAAATTTTTCAAGCTCTACACCAGTTTATGATGAAGCAGCTATGAGAGAATTTCAATCAAGAGCAGATCAGCAAGAAGAGCCTGATGCGGCTGAAGTTGAAAGACAAATAAAAGCTGCTAGAGATAGCAGAAGGTCTGGTAAAGAAAGATTAAATGACGGTGCCAAACGTAGAATTGAAATGCTACTTGGTATGACCAGAACTGTTCATAGAGTAGATTTTGGTGATAATAAATCATTTGGATTACATACACTAAAATCTAAAGAGATGAGAGAGGCTATCATGGTTTCTGCTGAATTTGATGGCACTGTACAAGGTCCATTTGAAATTAGAAAACAATTACTTGCCAGATCTATTTTTGAGGTATCCGGTATTGGTATTGATCAATTTGTCGGGTCAGATAGTATGGATGTAAAACTTGCTTTTATTGATGAACTAGATGAAAGTTTATTAAATAAGTTATATGGTGAATATTTTAAGCTAGTAGCGGAATCAAAAGAAAAGTTTTCAATCAAAACTGATGAAGACGCGAAAGAGGTAATTGAAGACTTAAAAAAATCGTAAATGAACCGGATCAGAGATTTATCTGGTTTTTATGTAGAGAGATATACAAAACAACACCGGATGATTCTAGGATAACCGATATGGACCCGGTTCTGAAGATATGGATGTATGAGAATTGGCTTGCGGATCAAAATGATCTTGCTGAGATAGCTAAAAATCACGCATATTTATTAGCATCATTCTCTCATCCAGATGCTGTTAAGAAAATACTTGGCGATGATAATGTTCATGAATCTAATGAAGAAGACTTCGACGAGTCACTTAAGATCGTAAAAGAAGGCACTTTAAGAATTTTCAATGAAGAAACCACTAAGAAGCAAGAGCCTATAAGGCGAAAACGTCGTCATATAAAAGGATAATTTATGTCTGATCCAATAACACCAGTAGTAGTAACAGTAGATCCAGCTGCAGTTGAAGATAGTACTCAAGCTTTAGAGAGATCTGCTGATGCTTTGAAAAGATATGGTGATGTGGCTCAGCAATCTGGTTCATTAATAGATCTTTTTAATAAGAAAATGGCTGAGGTTGGAATATCATTAACTGATAATCAATCTTTAACAGAAGAGCAAGCTACAAAATTTGGATTATTGACACTTGCTGTTGGTGTTACAAAAAAATCTTTTGATAATCTTGCTGGCATAGATGTTAGAGGCATGTCCACATTCAAAGGACAGATAGAGGGTATGATTAGCTCATTAGGAAAGGGTAATGGTGCTATTGATGCTCTTACAGCAATGGCGCTAAATAGCTTTGGAAAGGTAATTCCAGACTCTATTAAGGGTAATATATCGCTTGTAAAAGATTTCGTTTTGAATCTAGCTGAAAGTGCCGATAACGGCATGAGATTACAGAATGCTTATGTCCAATTAGCAGGTAAAACTGGTAATCTTGGGCAAGTATTCAATGGTGCTGGCGATAGTCTTGGTAACATGAATGCTCTTTTATCTAAACAACAAGAGCTAATGGCAAGTGCTGGAGAAGCAACCGGCGCACTACCAGAAGAAATTCATAAATACTGGGCTGAACTTGGAACTGTACCTAAAGCATTAGATAGTGTTATCGCTAGTAGTACTCATAGCGGTCAAAGTATCAGTATGTTAACAGCTACTATTAAGTTAGCTACAGGAGGTGCGCGAAATTATTCTGAAGTAGTACAAGACTTGCACACAGCATTTAAGACATACAATATTACAGGGTCTGAGGCGTTACAATTTACTGCTCGAATGAGTGAAATAGCTAGCAAGTATGGGACTGATCTTGATGATGTTAGAAGATCATTGTTAGACACTGCTGGAGCATTTAAAATGTTTGGTAATGAAGCAGAAGGTGCTGCAAGAATGATGAATAGTTATATGGGCGCCCTAAAATCCACAGGTTTAAGTGGAGCATCATCAATTGAAATAATAGGTTCATTAACAAAATCAATGGCTGGATTGAGTATTGCCCAAAAAGGATTCTTATCAGCACAGACTGGTGGTCCTGGCGGTTTAATGGGTGGTTTCCAAATTGAAAAGATGATGAATGAGGGTAAGATAGATGAGGTATTTGAAAAAATACGTACGCAAATGCAGAAACAATTTGGAAAGATTGTATCTGTTGAAGAAGCAGCTAATAGTCCACAAGCAGCAGCACAACTAGTTAAACAAAGAGCTATTCTTAAACAAGGTCCATTAGGTAATTTCGCTAAGGACGATCAAACTGCAACAAAAATTCTTGATGCATTCAGAGCTAAACAAGAAGGACGTGCCGATGTAGCTCCATTATCTGAAACGATTGTTAACGATCAAATGGATCGTGGTACTAAAATTCAAGAGCAGTCATATACAGAACTAACTAAAATAAGAGCATTAATTGCCGCACAAAAGGGACAGGCAGAGATTGCAGTGAAAGGTACTTTTGAAGAAGTTGCAGCCGCAAGAACTGGCACTAAAATTGATCCAAATGGTGATCACCGTGATTTAGCTAAAGATAATTTGAGGCAGAATATGAAAATGGCTGCTTCAAGGAGTGGTACAGTTGCCAATGATCATAGAGAATCTTTAGAAACAGGTCAAGTTAAAGATAAAGCCGGCGAGGCAATGAAAAATAGTATAGGTAAGACTTTGGAGATATTTGGTGAAATACCAAGTATCATAGGATCATCTTTATTAGCAGCTAAGAGCAAGATAATGGGGTCAGATACCAAACCGCAAACTCTTACAATAGATAAAATAAAAGAAAAGATTGAAGCTAGAAAAGAGCAGGATGCTAATGTAGAAAAGGCTCCAAAAAGCACTAACGGAATATCTACTGCCATTGCATCAGCTACTCCTGCAAAGACGATGGCTCAACAAGTTGGTGGAGTATTATCTGGCATTGGAG